ATAGTACCCGTGAAGTAATACGGCTCTTCTCCTAATTCGTCCAGACAGGGATATTTCTCGATGATCATGCGGATATCGTTATCACTATAATTCGTCGCGTCAAGCTCCGCTATCATCCGTCTTACATCGGCAATATTCGCTGCACTTACGCTCATAATTTCACCTTAGCAATACCGCCCGCCTAACCAGGCAGGCGGTATGTCATATCGTCTATTATCCCGTAATTACGGGTTGCTTATTTATGGCACTCGAAGATACTTAATAAACAACTTCGCCACACATGGTAAAGCACTTTGAGCCGCAGTAGTGAAAGTCAAGAACTCAGTCGCTAACCATAGAACAGCTAAGCTCGCATCCTGAGTAACCGCCGGATGTAATCCCATCCAGGCAGTCAAAGCACCGCCATTCAGCGGAAACGCCGAGTGCAATTCCGATTGATCTAATCCAGTCGTACCAAACCCGATATTAATGGTTGCCGCCAAAGTTGCAGCCGTTATCAACCATAAATAGCTCTCGATAACAATCAAGGTGCATCCCTCGGGATTAAGGATATTACCCTGCAAACCAATCGCAGCCTCACCCGTATAATCTACAACCAATGCACCATGAAACGTATCTGTATAATCAATTGCTGCTGTCATTTTTCACCTCACTTCAGATAAACAACATCGGCTACCGTTCCATCCCATGCCGTAGCAAAATCAACGGTATTCAGAGATAAAACAGTAGCAGAAACGGTCAAGGCAGGTAATACCGCCTCAAGCGTATTATTTAGCCATGCTTGGAGAATACGAGCTTCGCCAAGTTTGTCGGATAGACCGACCAGACTACCAACGCCTACGGTAATAGTGTCATTGCCTCCGGCGATAACCCACCCGGCGCCAACAATACTCGTCACCGTCTTAAAAGCCAGCGTACCCGCAACAAGAGCGTCAGCGCCCGGAGTAATTACCTCAGTAATTACTTGGTCTGCCCTATCCGTTCCAGTAACGGTGATTGTCCCCAAATCATCAGTACCCACTACAACAGTTAGGTGAGTGACCGTGATATTTCTAGGAACATCCGGCTGTGCAGCGATTGTATAAGCGCCATTAATCATATTGGCGACAGTTACAATCCTATCTACATCATCGACCACCGGAGAACCTAACGTAGCGCAGATAACCTCATAGGTATGATTTACAACCGCGCCAGACGCATTAGATTGTGCATGCCTTTGATTAAGCACCTTCTTAGGATAGAGAGGCATATCACACCTCCTATGGGATCAATGCAGCAAATGGAAAGCCAAGTCCCGCGTCCATTCGTGAAATCGGATGAGGCAGAGCAAACCCTAAGCGCATTACTGCCCTCAGAGCTACCATATCCTGTTGTGCAAGGTTGTAAACAATCGTCCCGGCTGCGTCCTGGATTACCGCCTGATCAAGGATCTTGTAGGTGATATCCTGACGGAAAGCATAGACGAGTTGTGACCAATCACCGGAAAACATCAATGCAGTTGCAGGAACCATACAACCATCATTCGGGAAGAATATCGGCGCGCCGTCAAGCTCATAGCGTGCCACATCCTGCATATTAGTTTTGAAGATCGGATTTCCGTTGATATCACGGGTATTGCGTAAAATACCCTTCATCGAAAGATGTGCCAGATTCCCGGTAACGGCATATCCATCAGCCTCGACCAGCATATACACACCATCCAACCCCGCGGCAGTTTCACCTAGAATCACTTCGTAAGCATCCGCAAACGCAGCCAATGATGGAATATGAGCAAAGGCAGTACATAGGGCAAACAATCCAGCCCCGCCCATATTGGTCGTCCAGGTAGCCGGAATGTTAGTTCCGTAAAGCACAGCCGAAGCGATCGCAAGATTGAAAGCAGCCACTAGCTGCGGTTGTACCTGCCCCCAAATATCGTAATCTGCATCATCGAGGACAGATTGAGGAATGGGTATGATCACTGCTAATTCCTCAGCATCGATGTGACGATGTGCCCAGTTCACCTCAGAGGTCTGCTTAAGACCTTGATCCCCAGTTACAAAATAAGCAAGTGCTAAGGCAGACATGACGGGCATTCGGTTTTGATTTCTTGCTAAATTGGGTAATCTACGAGCGAGTTGTAAAAGCTGATTCGAGCCTGAAATCTCCTGCAGTAACGCATTCGAAACTTCCTCAGGGATTAGGGCTTGAGCATCAGCACGAGAAATGACATTGTTGTACGGCATATTTTATCTCCTCAAACGCCTGCGGCTTTCCGTATATAGGCGTTCATATCACCTGTTTTGAGTTCTTCGCCTGTCCCTGCCCCCGCCTTGCCTTTAGCGTTTCCGGCACCAAATAGCTCCGGCGCGGCAGCTTTAATCTGAGTCCAATCAGGCGAACCATTTTTACCAAATAGTTCCTCCGCAGTTGCTAGAGCATAGGCAGTCCGAGGATTTTTACAACCAATCTCAGGTCGTATCGCCTCTTCCATAAATGTCGCTCTGCGTTCAGCCACATCTATCTTGCCTAACGCTTCTTGCAGTAGTTTCTCCGTCTCAGATCCCTTTTCGGCAGCCTTCGCTAGTGTGCCTAACTGCTTTTTGAAGTCGTCTCGCTCTGTTCGTGTGGCAGCAACAGTATTTTTCAGCCCGGTAACATGTGTTTCGTACAATTGCTTGATATTCTCGGGCTGTGCTTGTAACCAAACTTCGAAGTTTTCCGGCTGGTTACTTTCTGCGCCACCATCCTTGTTAAGGTTCTTATCTTCGTTCGTTTCATCTGTTGGCATCTCGCCCTCCGATTATTAAGATAATGCACCAAACAGCTTTCTCTCTCTGCTTGGTGCATCCCGCGCCACCTGGTATCTCACCAGGACTTTTGACTTATACACTAATTATAGTGCAATCCATCACTTTGTCAATACTTATAAATCCCTTATCGGTATAATAGCAGGTTGCTTACCCCATATAGGATCATCTTTCAAATGGATAAAACTATCAAGCGGAGTACCGTCTTTCCACATTTCATAACGCGTCGGACCCATTAATGATTGTTGATATTCTGCGGATTGATTTCTAAACCAAGTGCTACCATGTTCCCAACTTGGTAAAGGCACACCTTGAATTTTCAAAATTAAGTCACATCGCCCGCGAGGATGGTCGGACATATCTTCCGCTAATTCGTATCTTTCACCGTCTTTTAGAAGGCATGCCAAACAAGCCGTATCCTTCTTTACTAGCCTAACATAATAACTTCCCACCCCTGACCCCCTATATTGCTCAATCGTTCCGCTTCGATAAGCTCTGCTCATCTCAGTCTGTGCAATCAGCATCGAGCGGTTAAGCCCCATTCCGGTAGCATCTCTCATCCCCAACGCTAATTGACTTACTCCCTGCCCCCTGGCAATCCCCTCTACCAACGCTTGACGAAAAGCATTAGCAGAGTCGCCGTAATCTTTATATAGCGAGGCGTAAAAAGGATTCTTGTCATTCATCACTCCAAGAGCAGCCTCGATTGCATCCTTGTTCAATTTCTCCCAATACGGCGGTGTAAGTCCAGCCGATACCAATTCTGCAATCACAATCTCATTAGCCTTCGTAACTCCGAGTAAATAAGCCTCATATTGCGCCTTGGCAATAATATCAATCGCCACCTGGTTATAACTCACGATCAATCGTTCCATCTCAGCTAGAGTTCGTCTATAACTTTGCATCTTCCAAAGCATTTGCTCAGTTACAATCTCCCCGCTGGCAAGTCTACGTGTTATCTCCCCCGCCAAAGCAGATATCTCAGACTCTAATCCCTGTTCAACTTTCAGCCACGCACGGGTAAGGTCTGCTAGTACCGCCATATCCTTAGCAGATACCGCGTTACGATAATCCAGGATTATTTGATCAATCGTGCTCATGCCCCTTGCATTCGAGCATTCTTATATATTCTATAATCTCATTATCGCGTAAAATAAATCTACATGTGCTTTCCACACATTCAAGAGTAGTTACGCTTCTGAATAGAAGGGTACTTTCATCAGAAGGTATGGCTTCTTCATAAATCATATAATCAGGCTTGTGCAGCTTCCCCGTATGTTTATTCATTATCTACTCCAATACTTCTCGCCCCTTGCTTTCGAGGTCGGCTACGCAGGCGTCCATCTTCTTAACTTTTTCGGGGTCGTCAATATTTGAATATGGCATCGTAATAGCTCCTACACTTCCGCTTCCCAATAAATTGTTTGTTGTGTACCCGCCGTACCATCATGTTTCTTGATAGCAACCGTAATATTAGTTGCATCCAATAATGTCACGGTTGCCATTTCTCCAGCGACAGAGGTATTTACATTTGCTCGCAATGGGGTTGCTGCAAGTCCATGTGCTATCGTATTCCCATCATTTATTGTCGCGGCTGCTCCGTAATTGCGGGTGGGATACCCAATATTGTCACGCACAGTCATTGAAGCTCCCCATACACCACCAAATGCTTGACCCGCTGGCACGCCCGTAAAATCATTGTTAATGACGATGCTATTAGCCACCCCCGCCATAACCATATAAATACCATGCGTTGTAGAATAGCTAGGTATTCCCGCTACAGAATTACCTATCCTATTGCCTGATATAATCCAATTTATAGATGGAGCAATACCCGCGTCTAATAAAATACCCCAAGGATTAGCGCCAGTATCCCCATTGTCAAGAATTAAACAATTATTTATTGTCCCATCCATAACATTAGCTATTCGTATTCCACAATAATAATTTCCAGTCAGCGTAAGATTGGATAATGCAACCCTATTACTATCCAATATCTCTAGTCCATTTCCACCCACAGAACCAAATGAGCCACAATCTCCAATCGTTATATCGTCCGCATAACCAATTCGTATTCCTGAGGTAGGAACTCCAACTATTGGATCGGGTGTATCCCCACTGCGCCTAATTGTACAGCCAGATATTGACACATGCGTTGTGCGACGCGCTGCACTAATTCCAAATATTGCAAGCCCGCCCAATGTCTTATCAATGGTAACTCCCGTAATGGATGCGTACTCAGCACCAAACAAAAGTATGCCATGTGGAACACTGCCACTAGAATCCCGTCTATTGCAATCGTATATAGTACAACCAGAGATAGTAATGTCAGAGGGATGCTCTGTAAGCGCAGAACCGACATCGAAAGTCCCCGAAAAACTTATTGCATCATCTCTACAATTAGCAATAGTACAGCCTACAATTGTTGTATTGAAAATATCCCCAAATACCGATATGCCTCCCATACCTGATTTCAATATCCTTGAATTGGCAATCGACAATCCAATAGTAGAAGCTCCC